CTCCCATTTTAATGATATTTATGACCTTATCCATAGTGTCAGCAAAATTAGTATTTAAGACTAATGATGCTTCATTATCATATTGAGTATTCTCATTATTAATTATAACTAAATTTTTACCTCTAAAATATCTTAAATAGTAAGCAGCTGGATAAACAGTTAAACTTGTTCCAGCAACAATTAAAGTGTCTGCTTGTTCTAATTGATATACAGCTTCATTAACCACAGCTTGATTTAAGTTTTCTCCATATAAAGTAACATCAGGTCTAACTATACCACCACATTCACAAGAAAAATTGTTGTCTGCTGTTTTTCCACAATCTAAACAATACCATCTTTTAAGACTTCCATGTAATTCTAAAACATTTTTATTTCCTGCCATCTGATGTAAATCATCTATATTTTGAGTAATAACAGCTTTTAAAATTCCCATTCTTTCTAACTCAGCTAAGGCTAGATGCCCCTTGTTAGGTTTTATTCCATTAATATTTAATTCATTTTCTACATACTCCATAAAAATATTTCTATGAGAATAAAAGAAGTCTGAACTTAATACTTCTTCTGGTCTATATTTTCCTTTGTATAAAGTGCTATATAAGCCATCTTTTCCCCTAAAACTTTTTAATCCACTGTCTGTTGAAACTCCTGCTCCTGTGAAGAAAACGAGATATTTAGAATTTTTTATAATGTCAGCTAGTTTTTGAATTTTATCTTCCATTTATATCACCTCTTTTTAAAAAGTATAGCATAGTAATTTAAAAAAGCAACTCTATAAAAGTTGCTTTTTAATAAAATAAGATTGAAAGTTTTAAAGGATAAAAGGAAATTACTCTAATTTCTTTTATTATCATTTTTAAAATTTTTCTTGTTTCTATGACATCTTCTTCATCATAATTTTCTATAATAAATTTCAATTTTTCTAATACTTTAATATCATTATTTCTAGGAATATTCAAAGTATTTTCAAATTCTATTTTTTTTTCTTTTGCAATTTGAATTCTAGTATTAAGATCTTTAAATTTATTTTCTAATTCATCTTCACTGATATAGCTTTTTTGAAATAAATTTATTATTCTTTCTCTTTCATTTTCAAATAATTTTAAATTATTTTCAAGTTTTAATAATTTTTTTTCACTTTTCTCAATATCATTAGAATTATAATTATTCAAATCTTCTAATTCTTTTGAATTTAAAATCATTTCTTTAATAGTTTTATCCATAATTTTAGCAGAAAAAGACTTTTTATGTTTTCTATTTTTACATGAATAAGAGTAATAAACATAATGAGTATTGTCTTTATAAGTTCTATTTCTCTTTTGCTGATACATCTTATCCCCACATTCACAATAAATCATAGATGAAAACAGTAAATAAGGTTTATAATCTCCATAAGTAGCTCTTGATTTTATATTTTTCTCTCTAATAGATTGACAAAATTCAAATAATTCAAGAGGAACAATTGGCTCATGAAGTCCTTTATACCATTTTATATCTTTCTTACTTACTTGTATTCTCTTTTTTTGATTTAATTCTTTTACATATTTTCTAAAAGGAACATAACCAATATAAATTTTGTTGTCAATTATATCAACTATATCCATTCTTGTTTTATTAAATATTCTAGCTGTTTCAGTTAGATTAAAATTTTTAGCATATGTTTCAAAAATACTAAGGATGTAAGGAGCTTTTTGAGGGTCAGGAATAATCATTTTATTTTCTCCTCTGATGTATCCTGTTGCTGGTCTACCATGAACAAAATATCCAGCCTTTGTTTTTTCTTCTAGGTTACTTCTAATTCTTAAAGACATCTGCTTTAAATCTTCTGTTCCCCAAGCTAGAAATATCGAAAGTGTCATAAAATCTTTTAAATATGGCTGTGAAATACTATCAAAAGTTATTTTATATAATTCTAGTTCTTCAAAAAACTTCATTCCAGTAGAAATTTTTCTAGCTATTCTTGAAATTTCCCAAAAAACTATTTTAGTATATATTTTTTTACTAATAGCTTCAAAAAGTTCATTAAATTCTTTTCTGTCATCTATCCTCCCACTTTCAATATCTTGATAGACTTTTAAAACTTCATAACCTTTCTCTTTGCAGTAGTCTAAACATTTTTTTAATTGAAGATTAAGGGAGCTATCACTCCCTTTGTCTCTACTTTGTTCTTTTTTTGATACTCTAATATAAATGGCAACTTTTTCCATTATGAAACCTTTTTCTTTGAAACTAATTTATTGTAAAGTTCTTCAATTTGTTCTACTACTGCAATTTTTATTACATTAATATCTATATTTTTATTTTCCATATTATTATTCACCTTCCTTTTTATTAATTCCATTCCTTACCTATTCTTCTCATATTTTTTTTCCATTTTACCCAATAAGAATTTAAAATATTATCTGTTGTATAATTATATTGATATGTAATTGCAATCAACTCATCCATAGCTATTACTAATTTATCATTATAAACATAATGGATAAAATCTAAAATATCAGGGTTATCTGTATGAATATATTTTTCTTCAAAAGAAAAACAAATAGCTTCTTTTAAAGTTTCATTTTTATCATCATCAAGATAATTTATCAATTGAGCAAAGAAAAAATAGACATCAGTTAGTTCTTCTAATTCTTTATCCCTACGATATTCTTTTGTTTTCCAAGTTTTATGAGAAAACATAGTCTCCTCATTAAATTCAACACATTCTGCAATTAAAGACATTTTAATATCTTTAAAAGTTCTAGGTCTAATATTATTAATATTATCATCTAAATATTTTTGTAAACTTAATATTTCTCTAAAATTTTTAGGCTTTTTCATTTCTCTCTCCTTAAATTGCTTTTAATAAAAAATATCCAACAATTTGAATCACAGAACCAAAAAAAATATAAAATGTTATTTTTCTAGAATCAATATCATTTAAATTTTTATCTTTAATAAAGAAAAAAGCAATAATAGCTAAAATTTCAATTAACCCAAAATATGCCATCAAAATCCAAATAATGATTTTTATATAAATTTGCATTACTTTATCTCCTTCTCTTCTATGTTATTTTTTTCAAATTCTTCCCAACTTTTTGAGAAGATATGGTTTGCAAATGCTTCTTTTAATCCATTCATTTGCTTTAACCTTATAACTTCATCTAAGTCCATTCCTAAGTGTTCTGATATTTCATAATCATTCCATCCTTTTTCATAAAGGGATAAAACAATTTTTGCCATATCAGGAATTTGATGTGTTCCCCTAGCTCTATTGAATTGAATTGTTGCTGCAACTCTCTTTTTAATATCATGTTTTAAAACAACAATTGGAACTTGTTCCAGGTTTAATTTTAATGAAACAGTGTATCTATGAAAACCATCAACAATAACATATTTGTCATTTTCTTTGTCGTAGATACAAATAATTGGCATACAGAAACCATTGTCTATTATTGACCTTTCTAGTAATTTCATTTCAGGTTTTGCTACTTTATTTGGGTTGTAGTCATTAGCTACAACTTTATCTATATCAACCATTTGAACATTTAGAACTTCCATTGATACTTCTTTCATCTTTTTACCTCCAATAAGTTATTATATTTTTTCATTAGATGCTGCAATTTTTCATTGTCTTTTTTATTTTCTCCAAAAGATAATCTTTTCATATAAAAATCATTTCTTTCAATTGCTCTTGCAATTCTCCTCCAAGAAATAACTTTTTTTTGTTGTTCAAGTTTTAATTCACATTCTTGTGGAATAATATCTATATTTTCATGTGTTTTATACCATCCAATGAATTTTTTAATTTTTCCATAGTAATGAAGCATTAAATCTCTGTTATAAAGTCCTAAGCTTTCTAATAAGAACACAGTATATTGTTCCCAAGACATAAAATCAGGCTTAAAAGATTTTATATTTCCTAGTGCATAACTTCTACAATAGATATTTCCGAAATTAACTCCATTAACTCTATTTAAAATCTTTTCCCAAGTATCAGCTTCAAGAGCTTTGAATTGATCTAATCCGTTTCTTTGGTCATCACCATAAGGTTGACAAAGTCTTTGTTCATGAATAGATAATCCATTTTTATACATCAATTCATAAATTTTGTTATATTTTAAATCTAACAATGATACAGCTCCCCAAACATCTTGAGTTTTAAAGTCATATAATGGATAAAAGTTAAAAGTATTTTTATAAATTTGAGTTGTCCAGGGTTTATTTTTAAACATTACTTTATTTTTTGGTAATGCAATTGTTCTAAATCTATTAAGGCTTTCATCAGCTCTTATTCCAACTCCTACTGCACACATTCCACCTTTGGTATCTGCATACCATTTATTAAAAGAAGGAACAAATTCTTCAAATTCCATAACTCTGTCATAAAATGGTAGATAATTATTTGTTAAATTTATGCTATCTTCTGGTAAATCTCTTACCCATAGTTCTTTATCTTCTGGTTTCCAGCATATCCATTTTGGTTGTAAAACAGATACTGCATTTCTTAGATAAAGGGGTAAAGCTATATGATAAAAGTCTCTAATTTGACTTAATTCTTTTAATTCATAGACATGGTCAATAGTATGTTTATATTGAGCTTCTAAATCTATATACATAACATCAAAAACTTTATTAAGTTTTTTAGCTACTATATTAGCCATTTGTATCATCAATGAACTGTCTTTTCCACCACTAAAAGAAAAGCAGACATTATCAAAATTATTAAAAATAAATTTATATCTATCTCTTGCAGCAGATAAAACATCTTGGTCTTTATATATTTTCATAGTTTCTCCTCAATTTCTTGTATAGTTTTTTGTTTTAATTCATACAAGAAATCTTCTTTTTTCTTTAAATTATTTTGGATCATTTCATCTAATCCAAATGTAGAAATTAAATAGAATATTCTACAATCTTCTTTTTGTCCTGTCCTATATATCCTGCTTTCTGCTTGTTCCATTAGTGCATAATCCCAGGATAAATTGTAAAAAATAATTATATTTGAACTTTGTAAATTTAGTCCAAATGTATGTTTTTGTAAACTTAGCAAAGTATATTCACTAAATTCACTTTTTAATATTTCTTCTTCAACTAAATATTTATAAAAAATAATTATCTTTTTTGTTGGAACTCCTTCATTTTTAAGATTTTTTAAAAGAGTTCTTAATTCTTCTTTTTTATTTAAACTAGCAGCATAAGAATGTTGTAATTTTTGAAGATTTCCTAATAGTTGCCCATCTTCTGTTCTGATACCTTCAATAAAAATTTCTTTTAAAATAAGGTATTTGTCAATTATTTCATCTTCTGCTCTATACTCAATAATCTTAGTTTCTTTCTTTACATCTAGCTTCAAATCACTTTTATAAATAAAAGGACTTATTAAACTAAATAAATAATCAAGATTAGTGAAACCTTCTAGCCATCTTTTTTGAATTATACGATTTTTGACAATTCTTTTTTCAATAACAAAAGTATTATAGAATTCGTTATAATTCATTTTGAAAATCTTCTCACTTAAAAAATTAAATTGATTATATAAATCCAGATAATTTTTTGAAAGAGGAGTACCATTTAAAATTAAACGGTACTTTGCTTTTCTTCCAATTGCTGTAATTCTTTGAGTTCTTAAAGAATAATTTTTTATTTTTATGCTTTCATCTACAACACAGAAAAACTTACAATTTGAATATTTTCTTAATAACTCAAAGTAAGTTTTTTTAGAATTACTTAAAGTTTCTATTCCAACTATTTCAACTTCATATTTTAAAGAACATTTTTCAAGTTCTTCTTTTAAATTTTTCTTAGTTTGGCAAGGAGTAAACCATAAAACTTTGTCAATATCTTCTCTTGAATTTATAATCCCAACAGCAGTTTGGGTCTTTCCTGTACCTGCTTGCATAAATAAAGCACCAACTTTAAATTTCTTTAATTTTTTTATACAATTTAGCTGTTCAGGCAAGTAGTTCCTCATCTATTTCAACCTCTTTAAAAATTTTTTCTGGAATATAAATTTCCAATCTTTCTATATCATCATAGAAATTTAATGAAGCTTTATCTAAAAGTTCAATTAAATTTGGCATTGATAAAATTAATTCTTTTTTCTTATTAAGCAATACCTTTCTTTGAAATTCATCATTATTTTTATATGAAATTGCTATACTTTCACACATTTCTTTTACTAATACTTTTGGATACCAAAAAGAATAATCTTCAAATAAGCCTATCTCAAATCTAAATAAATAAGCTTTTTTAGTTTCTTTTTCTATAAATATTCTTTCAAGAGAAATTTCAAATGTTTGCCACTTATTATTTTTTTCCATTTTATCTCCAATAGTTACATGAGAAGTCTTCCTCAATATTAGTATTTTTAATAACTTTATTTGTTCCTACATTTATTTGCAAAAAGTATTCAATTTCTTCAGTAAGTTCTTCTGCTAAATTTTTTAAATTATAAGGATCTAGGTAAAGTCTAAAATTTTTATTAAAAAATCTATTTATCTTTTCTAAAATTTCATCATATGTTCCAGGTTCATCTATATATAAATTTTTATTTAAAATAGAACATTTTCCATTGTTATAATTGGAACACCACTTACAAATTTTTTCCATTTGATTGCTCCTTATAAGTTTATTACTTCTATATCAGAAACTTTATAAAAGCTAGGCTCATATCCAAACTCTTTTTGAAAGTCTAAAATAACTTTTTTTAATCTTTCTTCAAGAATATCTAAATGTTTTTTATCTTTTATGCACATATAATCTTCTGCAAATTCTCCCATTTCATCATAAGCTCTCTCTTGCAAACTTTCTGCAACATCTACAGACACACCATAGCAATCTTCTTCATATTTGTTTGCTACTCCAATATAGACAATCTTATTATCAGTTTGTGCATCTTTTCTTGCATCTTCAAGTGCCTCTTCTTTACTATCATATAGACAACCAAAATATTCTCCATCGAAACTATAACAATATTGTTTATTCATGTTTACCCCCTAATAGTTCAGGATTTTCATAAATATTTCCTATTATTTCACTAACTTCAAAAGTTTGATCTATAAAATCCATATAATTTTCTGTAAAGTAAGTTTTTTCAAATAGGAGCTGACTTATTGCTAATTCATCTCTTTTTCCTTCTCTTTCAATTACACCTATGTTATAAAATTCTTTTGTTCCATCTGTACTATCATCTTCAAATTTAACAATATCTCCTTCATAAATATCTTTTCCATTCTTATCTTTTATTCCTATATATTGTAGAAGATCCACATCTTTAAATTCAGCAGTTTTATAATTTTCACTGAACAAATTATCATCTTCTATATATCTTATATATTCGTAGTTAAAATCTATTCCAATTATATTTACCATTTTATTTTCTTTTTTTAACCAGGCTTTCATTTTAAATTCTTTCATTTTTTATCATCTTTTCCTTTCTGGATATCCTAATACCCAATTTAATAGATTAATTTCTTCTAAAAGATAATCACCAATTCCTGGACAATTTTTCCATCCTTTATATGATTTATTTAATTCTTTTAATTTTTCTAATACTTCTTTCCTTGTTTTCATATTAAAATAAGGATTATTTTCTTTTTCTTTATCCATTATTCCTCCTATAAAAGTTCAGGAATTGCTATATCTTGATATACCCAAGTCATATATTTATTGGATAAATCAAATAATTTATTTAATTCTTTTTCATCTATTCCAATCTTTCTAGCAATTCCTTTCATCTTAGCTGTATTTAAATCTTTTACCATTCTAGCCCAAGAACCAAGTGTTCCCATAAAACCAGCTGGAAGTCTTTGTTTAATATCATCTAAAGTTAATACTAATTTTTCACTGATTCCATTAAGACATTTTTCAGTTTGTTTCCCAATAATATCTCTATAAAAGAAGTTATTTTCAACATCTTCTCCTTCATCTTCTGACTCAAAATAAGTGTTAAATATTTTATCTGCCATAGCTCTTGTTTTACTAATTAACATGAACTTATCAAATTTGATATAACCTTGATTTTCCTTAACTTCTTTATCCCAGACCTCTTTATGTTTTTGACAAACAATTGATATATTTAAAAGAGTAGTAGCAAACTTTGTAGCATCTAACTTTTCATTAGCTGGTTTCTTTATAATTTCAATTTCTTTCTTTTCATTTATTTTGATTTCCCTTTTCTCCGTTTTCTTTGCTTTCCTCATTCTTGACACCTTTCTCTGCCATAAGAGCAGCCAAAGCTAGCTTTAAAATATCCATAGAATCACATCCAGCTTTCTAAAATTGCAAATGGAAAATTTAATTTGTTTTTTAAATTTTTCCAAAATGAACATTTTTTACTTCCTATTGAAGTAAAGCCTTTTATATAATTATTTTTATTAGCTATAATTATAGCTTGATTATAATCTTGTGTTAGGTACTCTCCATTTACTAGGTAAGTACCCTCCCATATTTTTCTTATTTCTAGCATCTTATCCTCCTAAAATATTATTGACACTACAAATAACTTTCTGTTAAAATAAAACTGGTCTAGGGCTTTATCAACACGAGCAAGTTATTTGCAGTGTAAAATTGATAAAGTCTTTTTTAGACTAATCTATTTAAAACCTTTATGAAAACTTTAAGTTCTTCAATTTCATTCCTTAAATTAACAGTTCTTGAAATTCCTATCATAGCAATAGCTTCATCATCATTAACTATTGACTCATTATGTCTAATTGTTGCTTCTGCTTTTTCTATTAAAGTCTTTTTATCAATCATAGTTCCTCCATAAGTTTTTGTAGACTGTTAATATATTCAGTCAATTCTTTTTTATATTCTGCTTTTTCTTCATCTTTTAACTTCTTAGCTCTTTTTTCCATTTTTTTGATTTTATTGAAATTAAAATATTTTTGTCCCTCTACTATAACTTCAACTTTTTCCTCTTTTTCTTCTTTTTTTTGGTTGAGGTAAAAGTTTTTTAATTTCTCTAACTTTTAAAACATCTGATTCTAGTATTCCTTTTACAACATCCAAACCTAAAGAGTTATTAGAAATAATTTTAATTGCTTGATCTGACAAACTGAAGATTTTATCTCTATAATCAGGTTGCCAAAGATATAAGTCCCAACGCTTTAAAAATACTGAAACCATATCTTTTGTAAGACCTGCACTTTCATACCAAGCCATAAAACTTCCAGAAGGTTTTAATAACTTAGCTACTTCTGCCAAAGAACTACATATATCAAAAAGATTATTTTTATATTTCCTAAAACTATTTAGAATTTTTACTTCTTGTTCTTCAATTTTTGCTTTATCATCATCAGAAATTTCGTAACTAGCGAAATCAAACTTCCTTAATTGGTTTCCAGCTAATGTTTCTTCAACTGCTTTCATTACATTATTTTCATTATTCATCTTCTATTTCACCCCACACTTTTATAAAAACATTTTTAATATCATCTAGTTTTTGAGATCTTCTTTCCCAAAGTAAAGTACCATTTTCAATTAGTTTCAAAATTATTGAAGATTGGTTAATTGGGATAGACAAGAATACCCCTGAACGATTTAATTTTTCTTTTAGAAAAGTATAAAAATTCTTTTCTATGGCTGTTCTCCCTACTCTGTTTGGAATAACAGCTCTAATCTTAGATATATCTGTCTTTTTAAGTAAGTTTAAAATAGAGTTTGTTGTAACTGAATCTAAGAAAGTTGGAACAATTATATGTTCAGCTACATCAACAAAGACATTGTCCAAATTCATAACTGGAGAACCATCTATGATGATATGTTTGAATTCCTTTTTTAAATTATTGATTTGTTTCTTAAATTTTTCATCAAGATTCCCTTTTACTTTATAGTCTTGAAGATGCAAGAAAAATAAATTAGGTCTTAATTTTGTTAATTCATATTTCTTCCCTTCCAGCATATCTTCAAGTCCTTTTTTATTAGTATCTTCAATTTTTATTCCAGAATAATTTAAAACATTATTCTGAGAGTCTGATGTTAATAGCAAGACTTTTTCATTTTGAAAGGCTTTGTAGGCTGCTAATTGTAATGCTATCCAGCTTTTACCTACTCCACCTTTATTGTTTTTTACAAGTACGACTCCCATAATCTCCTCCTATTTTTCTTTTGTTTTATTATTTTTTCTTGCAAAATATATTTTGTGATTTTGCAAATTAATTAATTTAGCCCCTTCATATTGCAACTGTAATAAAGGCATTACCTGACCAGAATTTTTATTAACTAATGCAAATGATCCGTCTGCTCGTTTTTTCACAATCCCACTCATAATGACAGAGTTATCTTTTTTTGCAATAATGTAATCATCTGTATAGATGAATTTTTTACCTTCTTTTATTTCTGTACTTTCCAGCCAGACAACATCGTTAAAATCAAAAGTTAATTCTTCATTTGAATTAATTCCTGTTATCTTCCTGTTTTGGAAATTTATATTTAAAACTTTATAAACTCCACCTGTTAAAATGCTATAAAATTTTCCACGTAATTTCACTATTAAAACTCCTTTTTGTTATAAAATTCAGGCTCTCTAAGTGTTTCTTTCATTCCAGCACCTACACAATATAAGTCAAAAGATAATTTACCCCAGTTGTAGCAATATTTATATTTTTCAAAATCTAATTTTTTGTCCTCTGGAAGCTTGGAGTTAAGTTCTTCAAAATCTTTTTGAATTTTGCACCATTTTTCAAAAGGCATATTAATTTTTATAGATTCACTCATAATATCACTCAACTTCCTTTACAGTAGGTCTTTCAACTTCAACTATCTTAGGAACTTTTACCTCTACTATTTGTGGTTTTTCTTTTGGCTTTTCCATAATCCCCCTTTCAAATATCAAAAGTAAATTGTTAATTTTTTTCTTGAATATATTTAGAAATGAATGGAGCAATTAATCTATAATACATAACTGTGCTATTCTTTTTCAATCCAAGAAAATGATTAATTTTATTATTTTTTAAAATTTCAGTTTCTATCTTTTCTTGTTCTTCTAAGGGAAGTTCCCAAAAAATTTTAAGAAATTTTTCATTTTTTTCACTCTCCTTCTTTTCTTCATTTTTTAATTTTTCCTGTTCAATTTCTCTATTTTCAATCTCTTTAAGATTGACTTCACAGCTTCCTTTAAAGAGATGATTAGAGAAAATACCAGCTATATTTTTCACTCCTGATTTATTTTTTAAAATATCCAATTGTTCCTGGAAGAGTTTTAAAAGATATCCCAAAGAGTTGACCTTTAATAGCTCAATAATTTTATTTTCATGCTTCTTAGAAAAATCAATTTTATTTTCTTTGAACCATTCTTTTATTTTTTTTAAATCTTCAGAACAGTCATATGATTCATTATGTTCTTTATGATTTAATTTTTTATTTAAGTTATTTATTATATATTCTTTATTGTTGCCGTTTTCAGACAAACTAGTTTGACTATTTTCAGCAGAATAGTTTGTCTTTTTTTGACAATCCAGTTTGTCTGAAAACGACAAACTAGATTGCTGATTTTGGAAAACTAGATTTTCAATCATTTCATAGTTGACTTTAAAATATCTTTTGCAGGGAACTCCTTTATTTTTTTGTTCCAATATTTTTAAATCAATTAATTCTTTGATTATCTTATCTTGCTTGTGTCTACCAAGCCCTGTAAGTTCTCCAATTTTTTCAATTGTTTGATAGAACCAACCCTCATTATCTGCTAGTCCATCACTAGCTTCAATTAAGATTGTTAATAAAAAGGCTGATTCTATCCCAAGTTCTTTAACAATTTGCTTATTTAATGTGTAATAGTTACTGGACATCAATAACTGCTTAAATGTTTTTTCTTGCATTTTATCCAGCTCCTTATTTTTTAATAAATTGGTTTTTTAATCAGTGAATATTGCAAAGCAACTTCTTCACAAATTTGTCTTATTTCATATTCTCTAGCTGCTAATAACTGATCAGCAGTTTCTTTTTTATTTTCTTCAATCATTTCTTGTGTTATCATTTCATTTATTAAATTTGCTAATGCTTTTTCTATTTTTTTTCTATCTTTTATATACATTTAAGCCTCCATTAATCTTTTAATATGTCTTTTAAAGTCCAAATTTCTATATTTTTATTACTTATATATTCCCAAAGAACTTCATCATTATTACCATTATTCATTTTTTCTTGATATTCTGTTAGAAGTTCTTTTCTTAAATCTTCAAGTTGTTTTATTTTATTTTCAATATATTCTCTACTTCTCATAATCTAATCCTTTCTTTAATTACTTCATTCCTTTATAAAGTTTTTCAAGTTCTTTCATTGCTTCCATTAATTTTGGATGCTTAGAATTTATAATTTTATTACTAATTTCTTCATACCAGCTTTTAGCCATATCTTTATTTATGTAATGGATTCTTTTTATCCCTAATAGATCCATTTGAATTTTTCCACCTATTTCTACCAAGTAAAAAATATATTTAGCTTCTTCATCTTTGAAATACAAATCTTTTTCCATTTTTAAACTCCTTAAAATCTTTTTTTAATTTCTTCAGCAAAACTTTTATCAATGTTCAAACAGCAAGGTTGAATATTAAATTTTTCTGGAAGAATTGAATATTTAAAATCAATTTCTTTTTTTGCTTCTTCTTCAGAAGAAAATGCTGAAAGAATAGTTTTATCAGCATTAGTTATGATATAAATAGTTCTAAAATTTTCAGGTATTTTATCTTTTTTCTTAGTCATCTATTTCACCTGCAATTTTGCAAGGGTAACCTAGCTTTTTAAGTTCTTCCTTAATTTCAATGAATTTTGTTGTTTCTCCATACTTGTTAATTAGTTCTTGTAGTTCTGTTAGTTTCATAAATCTTCCTCCCATTCTCTTGGGAAATACAGAAAATATATTGTAATATTATAGTGATTATGCTATAATAAAAGCACTTGGATATTTTATTAAATAAATCAAGCTAGTTTGAAAAAGGGGTGTCTTGGTCGGTGTCCCTTTTTTGTTTTACTCTTTAAAATTTTTGTAGGCAGTAAAACCAAAATCAAAATATTCTTTTTTTAAGATTTCTATTGTCTTAAAAATTGAATGTTGTAATTCTTCAGAAATATTAGATTTTTGTATCTTTTCATACAAGTCTTCTATTTCTTTTTTTGATTTTGACTCTATCTTTCCTGAATCCAACAATCCCTCCAAAAAACTTAAAGCAGCTTCTTTAAACTCATTCTCCATTTTTATAACCTCCCTAATATTTAATGTTCTTTACTAGAAGGTGTGTATAATCTAAGAATCTGCTATTTAACTCTCTTTCAACTTAATAAATTATTTTCTATATTCCTCCTAATTGATTTTATAAAATAATTTTTTTTATTTATAAAAAAATATTTTATATCTTTGAGTTGAATTTTACAACTTATAAATTGATTTGTCAAGTAATAAAATTGATTTATGAATTAATTTTTATAATCTAAAATTGAAAAAAATAAATTTTTAAAGTATAATATTCAATATAGAAAATAAAAAATATAGGAGGTACTATATGTACAAATCTAAACTAAGATATCTAATGGCAGATAGGAAGATAGATTCTATCAAAAATCTAGCAGAATTAACTGGAGTCAGTAGACCACCACTTGATAAACTCTACAAAGAAAAAGATTTAGAAACACTTTCATTAGATGTTATCGCTAGAATATGTAAATATTTTAATTGCAGAATCGAGGACTTAATTGAATATGTCCCAGACAATACACAAGATTAATCAATCTTTTAGTAGTATAGTCCATAAGTCTTAACGAACTTTGGGGAAAGTTACTTATGAACCGTACTACTCAAAGATTGAGATTTTATTATTTTAGAGGGGGTTTCTTATGAAAAAAAAATTTATACTTTTTGTACTTTTATCTTTATTAGTTGCCTGTGGAAGCGAAAAAAATGAAAACAGTTCTACAGCAACCAATGTAACGACAGAAACATCACAGTCAAAAACACTAAATTATGACTTTATGATAGAGCAAAATATTAAAACAGTTAAACTTCAAGGAGATGTACCTTTAGATTTCGTTAATGGCGAAATTCCAACTTTTGATGAAATGAAACTAATAGCTGAAGATATTGCTAAAAAATATCCAAACTATCAAAATTATTTTATTAATTTTAAATTTCCTTTAACAGATACATCTGAAGGAAGAAATGAAATTAACTATAATTCTTTATGTTTATTTAGCAAAAGTGGTAATTCAGATTTCAGACTAACTCTTCATTATAATGGTGTTTCAACTATGAATTTAACTTTAAATAAAAATATAGTTGGTCATTTAGGAATAAACCTAATTTCTAATATATCTCCAATAAAAGTAGGTATGACATTATCACAAGTTAAGAAAAAACTTGGTGAACCTAGTGAAATTAATAATGAAACAAAAGAATCTCAATATTATGTTTTAAATGAAAATTACCAGGTTTTAGGTATTCTATTTATTCAATATGCTAATGATACAGTAAAATCAGCTAATTTTTTCTCTTGGAATAATAACTTCTCAAAAGAACAACTATCAGCTATTGATTCATATATAGCTGGTGATAAAAAATTAGAAGATTTAAAAATAAAAGAATTGAAAGATATTTATTAATTAACATTTATAGTGACAAGAATATCAAAATCTTGTTGCTATCTTTTTATCAATCTTTCAATAGCACAGCCCACAAGTGTTAAATACTTGAGGAAGTAGTTTGTGAGCCATGCTATTCAAAAATTATTTTTTATCTCAAACTAATAGAGAGTTAGGAGGTAAAATAGTGAGTTTATACAGTATTGGATATATATATCCATCAGATTTTTATAAAAAATATACAAAGTTTTCTTCACAAGAAGAAATGATTAAAAGAGCAAAAGAAGAAGGTATTAATATTGAAATAACTGTCAATGATTTTTCTTGCTCAATTTATGAAAAAAAAGTTAAAGGTGAAACATATAAAATTACAATAGAAAATATTGATGCAATTCTCAATAACTTTTTTTCAAAATATACAGATTTTTCTTCACAAAAAGAAATGATGGAAAAAGCTGAACAGGAATACCCTTCTTTTATAAATAATGAAATT